AAGTACTCAGTGGCTAACCAAGACCTCACGATTGGTAAGAAGTCTCTCGGCGGTAACGATGTAAAGGTAGACAGCCCCTCTTGCCTAAGAATAGACACCGATTCTGGTTACGTGGAAGTAGGACCGAAGAACGCAAGTTGGTCGCATTTCTACACGGACAGGGCAAAGTACTACTTCAACAAGGGAGTTATAGTCGATGAGGGTATCATAGGTTCCTACAACGAGGACCTAAAACTAGTAACAGACCAGAATGAAACGAGAGTCACCATAAAAGCCACTGATGGTGATGTAGGGATAGGCAACACTGACCCTATTTCAAAACTGCACGTTTCTGGTGACACTACGATATACGACACTACCAATGAGGCACATTTAGTATTGAGAAGGGATGCTACTGGCACGAACTATGGTTCATCAGTTAGGTTTGAGTTTGGAGATTCTGGTGGTGCTTCTTCGGGTCATCTCTATGCTAGAATGGTCGGTGCAATACAGGACTCGACTAATGGTTCGGAAGATGGGTATCTAAGATTCGATACTTCAAAGGATGGAACCATCACAGAACAGATGAGGATTGACAAGGATGGTAATGTAGGAATAGGGACTACTAGCCTTGCTGCTCAGTTACACGTAGAGCAAGACGATGGAGCAGTTCACGGATTGAAGGTCTACAGAAATGATTCATCTACATCTACATCGTTGGCCTATTTCCACGATGACAGCGTTTATGTCGATAATCCCACACTACACGTGAAGAATGACAGAGCCGACCAGTATGGGTATGCGGCTCTGTTAGAGGGAAGAGTAGGTATTGGCATTACCGGGAACATGGTAACTCAACCAGACCAAGTATTGCACGTTGAAGGTAGCATTCTAGTTGATGCGTTCAATCAAGGTAAAACAACACTAGCCTCCAACTATTCAGATGGTGCTACATCACTTGTTCTCACAGATTCAAGCACCTTCAATGAGAAGGGGACGGGAACGATTAATGGAGTAGAGTTCAATTGGACAGCAGTAGACCATAGCACCAACACATTAACCGTTCCAGACCTTGATGCTAACTATACTGCTGGCGTGACTGTTGCTGCCGATACAGGTTTATTCTTCAGGGAAGGATTTGAAAATGATATTCAACCTAGTATTACTATCTATGATAATGCTAATAGCGGTGTCTCAAGAGATGACCTTTCGATTAATGCATACTCTGCAATCAGAATGCAATTGAACGATTCGGCGGAACTGAAACTTACTGATGACAAACTAAGTCTAACACCCGGCAATGAAGATGTCGCCTCGTTTGTATTCAGAAACAGAAATGACTTGGGTATGTTTGAAAGTGGATACAATCTACAACTCGCTTCACCAGAAAATGTCTACATTCAAATAGACAGCAACAACAACAATACCGACACTAAGGCTTTCATCGTTCAGAAAAACGCAAGTGGTGTTGGTGGAGGAACGGAACTATTCCGTGTACATGAAAACGGCAAGGTCGGAATAGGAGAGGACGACCCCGGAAGCCTGTTGGAAATCCGAGGGGCTACGACCATTGGTACTACTACTGGTCACGTAATGCTGACAGGAGACAGTGCCACCAACGGACAAGGGCCACAAATCGTCTTCTCAGAAAGCGGTAGTGGGAGCAGTTTCGCAGGTGCCTATATCGGTCATGTAAGGACAGGTAGTAACAGTATGGGTGACTTAGTCTTCGCCACTAGACAATCGTCAGGAGACGCTAACACAGTCCCAACGGAAGTGATGCGCTTAAAGGGAGGAACCAGTCCTGAGATAACGACAGCCGCCAACATCACTTCTACAAGTGCCAACAATTACAATCTATACTGGCCCTTGTATTTCCAAAGGGATAATCTAGGAACGAGCAACATAGACCTGAGACTACCCAACGGTGGTTCCGGTACTACCGCTATCAATCAATTCGCCATGCCAAGAGCAGGTAAAGTGATGGCTTTCACCATATATTACTATGGAGGCACAATCAGCACTAGTGGCTCAGATACCGACACATGGAGAATCAGAAGGCTACATAGCGGTGGGACAGAAGTGACTGAGGACACTGTGGTAGCCATGGATACTACCGTAGCAAGTGCTAACGCAAACAATCGAAATGTGACTGTTGAATTGTCTACTCCCATGGCTTTTAACGCGAACGAATCAATAGCATTCAAGAGAGGTGCTAATTCAGGGCATTCAATACATGAAGTGTCTGGTGTATTATGGATTCACTTTGACGCATAGGTGATAGAATGATTAGTTGGGATGAATTAAGAGGAAAGAGAGACAGCGAACTATTGAATATGGACAAGTATCAACTGGTGATACCGTACTCACTATTGACAGATTTACAGAAGGAAGAATTGGCTACATACAGACAAGCACTTCTCGACCTGCCCAATGACTACGATACTCCCGAAGAGGCAGAGGAAAACTTCCCAGAGCCACCATCATGGTTAGATTAACTCGCAATCCCACCAACGAAAGCGATTCAGTTTGACCTTCTTCAACGGTAAATTCAATCTGCAACCCCATTGTAAATTAATTTTCTAGATGACCGTTTTTACCTACCCTAGAGGGAATGCTTTCTAGCCCACTCCATGGCAAGGTAGTCCAACCTTCCCAACCACGACATTAGACCGCTTGCAAGGACTACTAGGTAGGGAATGTAGAAACCCAAAGGCACTTCAATCCTGAAATTATCCAAAAGTCCCATATCCAAAATTTCAATCATTGGTCTTCACTCCTGAAATACTTGGCTAGTTCCTTGAATTCATTCACTAGAAGAAACGTGGCGCAGAAAAAAAAGAATCCCATCAGAATATAGACGGGAAGAAAGGGGCTATACTCCAAAATGTTTCACTCCGTCTGCGCCTTCCAATAGTCCCAGTCCCAATCCGGATGCCTTTTCATCAACTCAGCCAGAGTGTTGGTCATGGTGTATTTTCTACACCGGCTTTTTAATTTAACTTTTTTGCTGAAAGGGAGGAAAATGACTCATAGAAAATGAATAGTAAACTACTACCACGATTCTGGAGAGAACAGTTTGAGCGAACAATTTGTCATTTTTCTTGTGGAAACCCCCCTCTACCCCGGACTAAGTGCGACCCGTACCGAGGCTTGAGTTCTTATCTGATGAATCAACCCATATGTGTCTGCATTCCCTGCATTGCCACATGTGGATTCTCTTACCTTTATCTCCTCCGTTAAGATATTTACCTGTAATACGATATGGTATATGTTTATTCCCGCAACTCCTGCATTTCACGTTTAGTTTCTCAAGAAGACGCCCCATTCTCGTTACCCCTCTTCGCTATGATGTCATCTATCTTGAGGATAGCAGTGGTTACTTCAGTGGCGCTGAGCATGGCTTGCTTTACCAACTCAAAAGGCTCGTAGACGTTCTGCTCTAACATGTCCGTTATACCACCCATTTCTACGTCGGGGCCGAAATGAAGATTACCCTCTGATACTGCGTGCCTTAGGTTCAGCAAGCAGTCCAATGGGTCATGTCCTGCATTCTCCACTATCGTGGCAGGTATGACTTCAAGAGAGTCAGCAAATGCTAGGATTGCCATCTGGGAGCGTCCCTCTATGCTAGCCGCTTCCTGTCTCAAGTGAGAGGCCATTGCTACGTATGTGCTTCCGCCACCTGCTAGCACTGGGCTTCCGTTGTAAACTAGGCTGACTACACCAAGCGCGTCATCGAATCCTCTCTCTATCTCATCCAGCACTGCGTAAGTGGCACCTCTCAGAATGAGAGTAGACTGGCACTTGCTCTTGTTCCTTGCAGTGTCGTGAACGAACATGTACTCGATATCGTGGTATCTCCTGATTTCCACTTCCGCTGCTTCTATCTTGTCGATGTCCGCAGGAGTTTGCGCTATGCCGATTCTGAGAGTGCTGGACAGAGCGTTCATCACGCTCTCCTGAACCCTCTTCACTACAGCGATGTTGTGCTTCCTCAGATAGGTGGTAAGGGCATCATCTACGTTGTCCCTGACGAATAGGTATCCTCCTCTAGGCATTAGATTAGTCAGCATCTCGCCGTTCTTCTGGAGGTCATCGTGCTTGGTGTTCTTGTAGGCTGAGTAGTTCTCCACGCTTGCGAATTGTAGTTGCACGTTATCGTCATTCTTTAGTTTCTCAAGACCGCTGTTCACTAGCACGCAATCTACCTTTTCGTCGTTGAGTCCCATCAGACTCTGCTCGACTTCCAAGACTGGTGTCCTATTGACTACTGTACCATCGAACAGTTGCGAGTCTGTTATGCTACCTCCCGGTAGGCAGAGCACTCTTACTTTCTCCGCATCGCCCGCTTTCTTCACAGCCTGTACGCAGAGTTTCGCTACGCTTTCCTCCGCTGTTTCCAAGGTCTTACCAGTAACCGCTGTTCTTGCTATGCTCACCAGTAAGTCGTCGTCCATCTCTTCATCACCCTTAGTCAAAGGTAGTTCTTCCCTCAGGTACTCTATAGCCATCCTCGCTGCTTGGTTGTAACCCTTGCAGACGATGTTGGGATGTACTCCCTTCTGGAATAATCCTTCCGAGTTTGCTAGTAACTCACCTGCCAATACTATGGTGCTAGTCGTACCATCGTAGCAGATGCTTTCCTGAGTTTTCGCTATATCCACAATCATCTTGGAGCCCGGATGACCTACATCCAACTCCTTGACTATGGTCGCGCCATCGTTCGTTACTATCGCATCACCACCAGCGTCCACCATCATCTTGTCTCTACCCATAGGGCCTAGTGTGCTCTTGACGGTATTCACTATCAGGCGTGCTGCTCTTATGTTGTTATGCAACGGGTCCAAATTATCATCTTTCATTTCTATTTCCACTCCACTTCTATTTCTATTATCTCGCCACTCTCAAGAGAGCGTGACTTGACTATCCCGTTTTCTTGACCGTACTTGTACAGGTCAAAGGTCAACTGAGCATCCTTCAAACAATAGGATGCAACCTCCTCAAACTTACCCTCCCTCCAAGCAATTGGTGCTTCTTCGCTCTTCATGCTCTTCTCGTTAGAGAGGGTGTATTTAGTGAGTAAATCCAGATTGGTAGCAACTCTACCAGCAGAGAACAGGGATGCCTTTTGTACCAAGTTCTTGGTGTCTATGACTTGGTCATTGAATTTGAATAGCGCTTCACCCGCTGCCCAGCAATCCAGAGAGTCCTTCAATACAGGTAGGTCGAAGCCTAGGATGTTGTGGCCTAGTAGTTTACCACCTTCACCTAGATGCTTTTCTATATGGTCGCCCAATACGCGAGGATGCAAATCATGCACGGTCGCTCCTTCGATGTCGATGTCCTCCTTAGTGAAGATGTGTGCGTTGTTTCCATCCCACGTAGCAACCACTGATGGCTCAAAGAGAGCCTTGTTCTCCCAGCCTCCAATCTCCCAAGAGAAGTTAGCAGTCTCTATGTCTAATGCCATTATGTCTGTCATTCTACATCCTCCTTCAATTTCAAGAAAACCACTCTACCATCCTTCGATTGTTGGAATATCGCATTAGCCCATTTGTCGAAGTTGTTGTACGCGCTACCCCTTGAGCAGTCGTTCTGTGTCTCGTATACCTTGAGAACCTTACTCTTCATTGCCCAGCCATCACCCTTGTTACCAAGGTCAACAGGGTCTACTTGCTGGAAGGCAAGCAACCACTTGTTCTTCTGTGCAGCCTTCTCAGCGACCTTTGGTCCTATGTCTACCTCTTCTTCTAACCATAGGATTAGATTCTTGAACAGGTCGTACAGTATCTCCTTAGCCATGTCTATGTGTTCACCCGTGACTACCCATGACCTCTCCATGATGGCCATGTGAGTTGCGAAGACCACGGTGTTGTTCTCCATTGCTGGTACGAAGGACGAGATGACATCTGATATAGCAGGGCTCAAACCCTCTATGAGACCGTAGTAGTCCTCTATCGCGTCATAAAGAGCCGCGTAGAAGGTGTTGTCGTCAGCGCTGAACATCTTATCCATGGAGCCTTGGAGCAAGTCCTCCCTCTCTTTCCTCTCCATTGAGTCCCATTCTATGAAACTAGTCTCATTTAATTCAAGCACCTTGTCCCTCAGCCACTTCTCCCTATCAGCGAAGTAATTAGTCAAGTCCTCATAGGATACCTCCATCTTGGGAGCGGTCTTGTACACACGTGAGGCCCTAGCCATCT